TTCGTTTGCGCCAATACCAAGAAAAGATTGAGCTTGGTACATCGCCACCGCTGCACCACGCTCTTTAATTACCTTTTGAATGAGTGCGGATTGCGCAAGCAAAAAAGAATTTGCACTATCCAGCTCACCATTATCAATTGAGCCGCCCATTTGTAGGAAGCCCTGAATTTCAGGCGAGGCGCGACCAGATTTGAACGCGCCGATAGCGTTGCTTGCTTTAGTGAGTGAATTGGTAGCTTCTTCCGCCGTTCCGCCAACATCCTCAAACGCCCTTTGCCACCCGACAATAGTTTGTATTGATTCGCCAATATTGGCAGACAATCGACCAACACCAGCAGCGGTGGTTATTGTTTCCGAGGCAAAACGAGCCAATCCTATTCCGCCGGTAAATAATGCGAGCAGGCCTATGGCTTGATTTCGTATTTGGCGGATTGAATCGGCTGATTTTTTTGATGTTTCTTGCAGGTTTTTAGCGTTTTTGGTTTGCGCGTCAGCCGTTTTTTTGTCAATGCTTTGACGCTCTTTAGAGTCTTTCTCTGCCTGGCTTTTTAAACCGGTTTGAATGTCGCTGACTTCTTTAGCGCCTTTCTTGAACTCTGAGCGGTCAAGTCCAAGGGTAACCATTAGGCTGTCTATAATTGTTGCCATTGATTACCCCTTGGGCGGTGCTGATAATATTTTTGTATTGTAGTTATCAATCATAATAACCTCAAGCATGTCATAAACATCTTCGAGGCCGTACACCGTTTGTAATTCGTGCAAGGTAGCCTTTTTGTGCGAAATCAAAACGGCTATTGTTTGCGGCAAATTGGTGTAGTTTAACAGCCGACCGTTTACATCTCCGGCTATTCCGAAGTCGATTGGTCGGCGCTGATAAAAAAACCAATATGAAGATTCCAGACAGCTTTTTTTATGGCAAATAGGGTGCCCACCTCTTCAATGTCGCCATCAATAAGTGCGCGCGTAACTTTTAGCTTATTGGTATCTGGGATGATTTCCACACAGGTCATTAACTCCTTTATTAGCGGCTCTGCAGCTTCGAATGGAATTTTGGACAACGCAGAAAGCCCAATCTTTGCAAATTGCTGCATAGACATTGACTCGCCATTAAGCTCAGAGAAGTCGGCGCCTGAATTCATCAGGGCAAAACCTGCGCGCATCGCCCAACGCTCTTGACGATCCGCGCTCATTTCGGTGATCAGGAAGGCCTTGCCAAGATCTCGGCCTTCCGCTTCAATTTCAATAATATCGGTTTTGCGCATTATGCTGGGCCTAAAGTCATTGATTCAAAAGTGATGGTGAATTTGCGTGGCTGCAAAACTTTACGACCGGCAGGCAGCGGAGTGTGAGTTTTCAGAAATCCGCGCGTAAAAGTGTACAGGGCCCCTGTACCCTGAATAAGCAAGGTAACATCAGCAACGTACTTATCTTTTGCGATTTGCTCGGCACCCGTCCATGTGTCGAAAATAATATTAGACGCGCTGTCGGCCATCAGGGTGATTTCGAGCGGAACCTCATAGGGCGTGTAACCCGCTGACAGATGGCCATCAATACCCATCATCGTCTCGCCGCTAGTCACATCAGCAACGGTGAACGCATCATCCACGCCAAAGCCTTGAATTGGCAGTGGCACAGGATAAAGACCGGCAATTTTAAGAAGCAGAACGCTATTAGCATTTGATAAAGTTGACATTTTCTACCCCTTAAAGAACTACGATTGATGCGAGTGTAATGCGCTGAACGCTTCCGCCATCCATATACCAAAGCGTACAAGGTGGCGTGCCGCGAGCCGCACGAACTTGAGCGGTTGCATCAAGAACCTGCAGAAACCAACCGCGCTGACTCAGCACCGTGTCAATTTTTTGGCCAGCCTGATTATTAACCTGTGCGATTTGCAATGCCGAGAGAGTGACGCCGGCCTGAATCCCGCCAAAATTAACAAACTGATTTATCGGGTCTTGGCATGCTGCCTTAATAAGCGTGTAGCCCTGATCGTTATATGGAACGGAGTTAATTTGCGTCAATAGCTGCATTAACGATAATTGCAACTGACTATTGAAATAAATCTCATTCACGTACGCATCAAGGAACTTATAAGGGCCGCTAACAGAGCCAGGATAGAAGAAAGTGAAGCCTTGGTTTGCTGTAGCGTACTGGCCGATGAAGTTATAACCATTAGCCTCCAATGCTGTCGCGGTAGTTTCGTCGGTCACCGATGCTGTCAGGCCGGACAAATATTTAAACGCAAAAGTGATTCGCCCATTGGTGCGATTGAAATCAATTGATGCTGCACAACCAAGAACAAAAGCAGCGTGTCTGAAATCGTTATAAATTCCAACGATGCCAGAATAGCCTGCAGTCTTCACCTGATACATAAATGACGAGGTATCAGGGTTGCTATAGGCGGTTGCGGCGGTATCCCATGCGACATAAGCGTAACGGTTTAACTTGCTGTTAGTCCAAGCGGCAAATAAAAGCTTGTCGCCCACAATTGGCTCAAACACAGTTGTAAATGTTCCCCAGTTAAGGGTTGCAGCAGTAACCGAGTCCATTGTCTGTGCTGGCGTGCGAATCGCGGCGCCTTGCGATAATACGGCGCCGGTTGCTTGCGTTAAATACAAGCTTGCAGCTATTGCGCCGGTAGCATAAATAATTGTTGCAGTTGCGCCGGTTGCGGTAGACGTGAAAACAAATGCTTGTCGCAATGCGTCGTAAGTTACCGAGAATGGCGGCGTAGTGAATGCCGCCTGAATCAAGGTCGCAGCGTTCGAGAATGAAGTCGCAGCGCTCAAGTTAATTGATGCGCTTGTTAACGCAGCACCAGCAAAGGTGATTGTCAGCGTTCCGGGCGTGATTGCCTTAAGCTGGGTAAGTGTAACAGCAGCCATTGATCCAGAACGAATGTACCCACTTACGGCGGTGGCATTGTGCTGGGCAAATAAAAGTGCGGCGGGCGTGATCGTTGCGTTGTCGCGACCGGCAAAGTAAACGTCTGCCATGTATTTTTCATTTGAAGTTGACCCAAACCATGAGCCAACCGCATCAGCGCTTGCAAACGACTGCGCAACACCAATAGGGATAGATGTATCGGCGGTAAGAATAACGCCGTTTAGCGCAAGAGCAGCGCCACCGGCAGATATAACGCCGGGTGTGACCTTAACAATGTTGCTTGCTGGAATAGACATTTAAATGCCCTCGTTAAGCCGGAAAAGTCGCGTCAACATTAATAAGGTTGACCGTTAATGTATTCGCCGTTTGTACCGGCAGCGTGAAAAATTGATTTATTTGAAATACAGCATCAAACGTCCATCTCGCAAGATATTGCTCTTCGCCCGTGATGATTGGCATCTGCTTGGCGTCACCGGCATATAAAGTCTGCATATCATAACCCGAAGCCTTGAAAAAATCAGCACCGGAACTGTCAGACATTAAACTAGATATTGAGCTTGCGCGAGCACCACTGTTTTCACCATAGAAATCAAGCTGGACAATAAATTGAATTGGGCTTGTTATGCTTTTTGTGGTGTCATCGTAAGAATCTACGGGCTTTGAAAGAAGCTTCATTGATCTTTGTGAGAATGCGACAAATTCAGGGCTTTTAGGCATTGGAACGCGGTTGTATTGAACCTGGATAACTTCGCAACTAACAAATTGTGAAATAAAGTCACCAACAGCAGACATTACTTGATCTTCGGTTAGGCTTACAGCTAAATCGGTCATGGATTCACCTGCATCTTAACGCCAACGCTGCACCAGTCGGGCCAGCGCTCAAACACAGTGACAATTAAATAATCTTTTGGTGCACCGCCATTAATCGAAAATGTCAAAATGTCGCCGCCTTTGCTGTCATCGCGCAAAAGCCCTTCATAATTGCCATTTAAATAAACTTTTTGACTAACCCCTTGGATATTTAATCCCAAAAGGTGCTTTAAATCTTGCCCGCTTAATGCCTGCACTTGGCCGGTTGTTTGGCCGGTTACGTAAGTAGGAATTTGTTTGTAATTTGCGCCAATCGTATAGCCATTGGATATTTTTGTTGCTATCGAAATAAATGGGTTAACTTGCCCTATTGATGCGCTAACTATTTGGTGTAGGTTCATTTTGCACCTGTGGCTTTTTGCATGCCGACATGCGGTAAGTAGCGTTTTTTACCGTCTACTTCATAGCCGACTGAGTTAATCATTTGGCCGGTATCAATAAGGGTTTTAGAGAACCCTTTGGCTGCAATAGTTGTAGGGCTTAATCCTGGCTCATTAGTTTCAATAATCGACATTTGCAAATCAGATGCGATCCCATAACCCAAGCGATTTAGCGCCAATTTCCCGTCGTAGTTGGCATTAACTAATATTTTTGCAAGCTTTTCACCCCATTCGGGCGATTTTTCCTCAATCA